TAAAAAACATGAAAACCGGTATTGTTTTCCTTGTGTATGCCAACAGTTATCCAGACGCTATCAGACGGGTAAAAAATGATTGAAAGGAGCGTGGCGAAAATGACAAATAAAAAAATGACGCCGGAGGCGGCAATCATTGAGCTGAACCGCTGCAAGATCGAGGGCTATGCGCCGGTGGATGTAGATCGGCGGAATATGGCGATCGAAATGGCGAAGGCGGCGCTGCGGAAGGAAATAAAAGAAAAGCCGCATCCGGAAGAACAATATTTTGATATCGGAAAATGTCCATCTTGCGGCGCGGTATTCGTAGATGAGACAAACTAATGTGGTAACTGCGGACAAGCGCTTGACTGGGGGACGAAATGAAATAAACATATCTATTTCCAATCGCTATGATCTTACTGGACATTGGAGCGGCGGTCATGTGTCTGACTGCTCGCGACCATAAAAAAGCCGTGTATTGGATCGCTGCTGCTGTACTCAATGCGGCGGTAACATTTTAAATCAAATCAGGAGGAAAAACAAATGAAAAAGAAAGTGAAAATCATAATCTCGCTGGTATTAATCGCCGTTGGCTTGTTCTGCGCAGGCTGTGGCTGTACTCAGGTTGATAGAGTAAACAATAACATAACCAAAGAAGCGGAAAACTTCAACGTCTATCGCCGTGTGACGGTTATTAACTGCATTAAAGGCGACACGCTTTTCGAAATCGAAGGTCGGATGAACATTAATGCAGACACAAAAGACAATCAGCTCGAGATCATCGTCGAAGTGTCCGACGGAAAGTACAAAAAACATTTCATAGGACTTTCCGACAACGTTACATATACCGTTGAGGATATCAGCGGAGCCGAAGTCAGCAAGTATCATTATGAAATCAACTACAATCCGAATATGTGGATTCCGTTCACTATCAAACCAAACGATTAAAATAAACAGGAGGAAAACAAATGGATGAAAAAATCAAGGAATTATTGGAAGAAATAAATCAGGGCTTGCCGGACGGCTATGAGATCGGTGACCTGAACGAGAAGGACACCGATCTCGTGTATTGGCTGGCATATTTTATCCTCAGCGCCAATTGTGACGATGACAGAGAACCGGTAACGACCTTAGAAAAGCTGGTCAGCGAAATCAAAAAGGAAGCAGAGGACGAAATAACAACCTCGCTCATATTGACCCTGCATGACATGATCATCTGTACGCTGGACAGCTATCCGCCGGAAGACTAAGCAACCACGGCACCGTACCTCTGCCGTTAATCAAACACACAACTACATATACCCATATACAACATGCATTAAAATCCTATACAACCGTGCATAATCTTCCCCGGTGCGGCGGGGTGGGAGGTGATAAGTATGTACATTGATCATTCTGATTTTGAGATTGATTTATCAAGCTTCGATTTGGATTTATCAGACCAGAAAAACGCATTGCAATATCAACTCTACAAACGTAGCCTTGCCATGCAACAAATTGCAGATCAAGTTGTTCCGGCTGTGGCTAAAGTCGTTTCTGATTTTTTGAAAGCGGTAAGACAGGCAATCAGAATGCTTGCGGGAAAAATACGCATATATAATCTCATGGACTCAGAAGAATATTCCCTTGCAGCATCACTTTATCCGCGTCTTGCCCATCTTGCGCAGCACGCAAAAAAGGAACGCGTGCGTAAAAAGAACATTACACGTTTGTTTAGAATCGGATGTGACATCTTAGAAAAAGGGGGGGTAAAAAATGTATATTCCTGAATTCTGGTGTGGTTTTATTCTTGGCGCCTTTGCGGGAGCGATCGGTCTGGTTTTGATTGCGCTTGTCGCAAACGCGCACAAGAAGGGGTGATTACCATAACTATAAGCGAAATCAAATTCATAAACAAAGAGATCCAGCGGATGAGCGCAAAGTTGGTGCGGCTGGAAAGCGAGGCGTACAAGGTAACGCCCAAGCTCAATGACACACCGTTCGGAGGTGGTGATTCCGATAAAGTGGGAAACATCGTATCCCAAATCACAGACATTAAAATCGACATCCAGGCACTTTCCCTTAAACGCGACATGGCGCTCAATATGCTCAGCCGCGAGATATTCGAAGAAAACTGTATCTATATGCGGCTTAAGCTGCATTACAGTTGGGCGAAGATCGCAGCACTCGTTGGTTCGAGCGTGGAAGGTATCAAAAAAATGTGTTACCGCTATTCTTGGTGAAATTTGTCCCGTTGTCCCGTTTACCTGTGTTATACTATAAACTAGAAAAAACGACAACGGGATAACTTTTTGCATTTATATTCTCCTTTAATGACGGCAGACCGCTCCTATGGGGCGGTTTTGTCGTTGTAAAAACGGTGGTGAGGTGAGAATGAATGAAAGAAATCTAATACCAAATTCTGAACGAACTCCGAGCGAACTCCGAGAAATCACGTCGAAAGGCGGCAAAAAATCAGGCGAAGTGCGCCGCCGAAAAAAGACCATGAAGCAGGTTATGGAGATGCTTCTGCAAAAGCCCGCCAACACTCCCGAGGACTGGGAGCTGTGCGGCGCACTCGGTTTGGATTTCGACGAGCTTGACGAGGAAATAACAAACATTTTGATAGTCAACGCCGCGCTGCTTATGAAAGCGAAAAGCGGCGATGTTAGCGCAATAAAAGAATTAAGAGATATCATACAGGACGATGCGTATCAAAAGCACAAGATGAAGATGGACAAGTCTTATCTCGCGCTGGAAAAAGAAAAGAACGCGTCGCCTTCCGTTTATCATAAAGAATACAAAGGGATCCCCGCCAACATGATCGCGCCGACATTCGCGCCGGTGCTGTTTGATATCGAAAACCGCGAGCATTCCGAGTGGGTGTTCCCCGGCGGCAGAGGCTCCGCCAAGTCCTCGTTTGTCAGTCTGGTCATTATCGACCTGCTGATGAAAAACGAGGATATGCACGCATGTGTGCTGCGCCAGGTCGCAGACACGCTGCGCAGCTCAGTATATCAACAGCTGCTATGGGCAATCGACGCGCTCGATCTGACCGATGAGTTTCACGCAACTGTCAGCCCGCTGGAGATCACACGGGTATCGACAGGACAAAAGATTTATTTTCGCGGTGCTGATGACCCCGGCAAGATCAAATCCATCAAGGTGCCGTTTGGCTATATCGGCATTGATTGGTTTGAGGAGCTCGACCAATTCGCGGGCGAGGAATCTGTGCGAAAGATCGAGCAATCCACTATCCGCGGCGGAGACGTTGCCTATAAATTCAAATCCTTCAACCCGCCCAAATCCGCGCAAAACTGGGCGAATAAATACATCAAGATCCCGCGCAACGACAGGCTCGTCACAGAGAGCAATTATCTTTCCGTGCCGAAAAAATGGCTCGGCAAGCCCTTCCTTGACGACGCAGCGTTTCTTAAGGAGACCAATCCGACCGCATACGAAAACGAGTATTTGGGCGTTGCGAACGGCACGGGCGGACTGGTGTTTGAAAATGTATTGATCCGCGAGATCACGGATGACGAGATTGCACAGTTTGACCGCCTTTATCGCGGCGTCGACTGGGGCTGGTTCCCAGATCCGTATGCGTACAACTGTATGACATACATCAAGAGCCAGCACAAGCTGATCATCTTTGACGAGTATCACTGCAACAAACAGAGCAACGAACAGACCGCGCAGGAACTCAGGGACAACCACCATGTGACCGCCAACGATATGATCATCTGCGACAGTGCCGAGCAGAAATCCGTCGGCGATTACCGCGCTTTCGGGTTATTGGCGCGTGCTGCCGAAAAAGGACCCGGTTCGGTGGAATACTCGATGAAGTGGCTGCAATCCCTGCGCGAGATCGTGATCGATAATAAACGCTGTCCTTATACCGCAGCGGAATTTATTGACTATGAGTATGAGCGTGACAAGGAAGGTAATGTGATATCGGGTTATCCCGATGCAAATAACCACCACATTGACGCTACTCGTTATGCGATGAACAAAGTGTGGAAGCGAAGAGGAGAATAGAACAGTGGGACTGATCAACTTTTTGAGAGGAGTGTTTTTTCGGATGGTTCCGATCAAGGATATACAGACGGCGCTGGGCGTACAGCCTGCCCTGTCGCAGACGATGACCGACCGCATCGACCGGTGGAAGAAAGCCTATACCGGCAAAGCGGATTGGGTCGACGGCGACAAGATTATCAGCCTGCGGATCGAAAGCTCCTCGGTGCGCGAGCTGGCGAATGTGACGCTCAACGAGATGACCGTCACCGTGACAAATGAAAAGCTCAACAAGCTGTTGACAGGTCTAAAGCCCCGCTTAAACCGTGCGCTGCAGCGCGGTTTGGCGATGGGCGCCTTTATCGGCAAGCCGCTGGATGAAAGCCGCGTGCAGTTCGTCGCGCAAGACGGCTTTATCGTGCTCGCTTACGACGTGGGGGGCAGACCGTGCGACGTCGTTTTTCCCGATCAGAAAAAGATCGGCAACAAAATCTATACCAAACTGGAACGGCACACGCTGTCCGACGGCAGTCTGACCATCAC